TAGACACTATCCCTATTGCTTCTTGGACACCTATTGACCATCAGCCTGCACCTGAAAAGGTTTTAGGGTGGTTGAAGAAACCTAATGTTACCCCTATTGCAATGAGCTTGTTTGGCAAGGCGATGATTGAGAACGCGAACATCGAGTGCGAATATATACCTCACGCGATTGAAACAAAGATTTTCAAACCTACCGCTAATTTGCCTGAAGGTATTTCGGGGCGTGAGTTTGTTGGCGGTGAAGATAAGTTTGTTGTTGGAATGAACTTTGCTAACAAGGCAGGTGGATTCATACATAGAAAAGCTGTTGCAGAAAACTTTTTGGCGTTTGGTATGTTTGCTGCTAAACACGATGACGTTATTTTGTATTTACACACTGAACCTTATGGCAAGCAGTCAGGTTTCGTGTTGCCTAACATTCTTGCTGCTTGTGGTGTCCCCGCTGAAAAAGTCAAGTTCGTAGACCCAATCGCATACGGTTACGGAATCTCTCAGGAAACTTTGGCTGCGATCTATTCTGCGTGGGATGTAGGTTTATTCACTAACTATGGTGAAGGTTTTGGTGTTCCCCAAATTGAAGCACAAGCCTGCGGTGTGCCTATTATCACTTCTAATTTTGCTGCTTCCGCTGAACTTGCTTCCCCTGATTCGTTCCTAGTAAATGGGCAACCGTTTTGGGATGCGGGGCAACACTGCTGGTTCAATGTTCCTAACGTTCAGGCTATTGCTGATGCCCTTGAGCAGGCTTATCAGCGTGGCAGGCGTGAGTTCCCTGATACTGTTGCTTTCGCACAAAACTATGATGCAACAAAGGTTTATCAGGCTCAATGGAAACCGTTGATTGAGAAACTTGCAACCAGATGATACCTGTTTTAGGTTTTTTGACTTACTCAAGATTTGATTTAGCAGATCGCCTGCTGGCAAGCATTGATTACCCTGTTGAACATCTTGTTATTGTGGATAATTCGGGTAAGCGTGAATATCAGCCTGTAAAGCCTGATCAGGTCAAAAACTTGTGGCTTATTCAAGTGCCTTATGGTTTAGGTTATGGTGGCGGTCTAAACCTGATTGTGAAGACTACACCGTTTGCCCCTTACTGGGTTTTAGTCAATGACGATTCAGTGTTTCTACCTGGTGCGTTGAACAAAATTGCTGATCAGGTTGATACTGAAGCTATAAACTTTCTCAGCATTATGCCTAAATGGTCAGGGTTTGTTTTAGGTGAAGGTGCAGTGCTAAAGGCAGGTTTGTTTGATGAGCGTTTTCACCCGATCTATTTTGAAGACAATGATTACGAGCGCAGACTTGAGCAGGCAGGGGTCAAGGCAAGGTTTATTCATGCTGCGCTTAGACACGACAATTCAAGCACTCTCAGTTCAGGGTTTCATTCGCAAAACGATTTGACATTTCAACGAAACAGCAGACTATTTGCAGATAAGGTTGCTAAACAAGATTTCAGTGAAGGCGTATGGAGCTTACAAATCAGGCGGGCTAACAGTTGGGAAAAATAGTTTATACAGGTGGAACTTTTGACCTGTTTCATTCTGGGCATACACGCTTTTTGAAGGCTTGTAGAAGGCTTGCAGGGGATAATGGCAAGGTTATTGTGGCGTTGAATGAAGATGACTTTATTCAGGCGTATAAGGGCAGACCGCCTATTATGAGTTTTGCTGAACGTAAAGAAGTTTTACTTGCCTGCAAATATGTTGATGGGGTTGTTCCAAACTTTAGTGGGGCAGACTCTAAACCATGTATTGGCAGTGTTCAACCTGATCTAGTTGTTATAGGTGATGATTGGGCTAGAAAAGATTATTACGCTCAAATGCAGTTCACTCAAGCATGGCTAGATAAACACAATATTGGGCTTGTCTATGTTCCCTACACTCAAGGCATTTCAACTACTGAGCTGAAACAGCGCATAAAGAAACTAGGATAACGGGCAGGCAGATAAACTAGGTTATGACTTTAGGAGATTTACTTTGGCTGTAACTAACGGATATTGCACCCTTGCTGAACTCAAGGCAGCACTAAAAATCACTGATATTTTAGACGATACCCTGCTAGAAACAAGCATCAACTCTGCTTCAAGAATGATTGACCAATACTGCAACCGTTTCTTCTATTCAGGTTCAGCAAATCAAGTGCGCTATTTCACCCCAACTGATTCACTTACTTGTTGGATAGATGACTGCCAAACAATCACTGAACTAAAAACTGCTAGCGTTGATCCAACCATTTTTGATACAACTTGGGCTGTAACTGATTATCAGGTGAACCCTAGAAACGGTTTAGCCAATGGTGGGTATAGTCCTATAACCTACATAACCGCCATAGATTCTTATTTATTCCCAACCTACGGTGAGCAAGCTCTAGTCAAAATCACTGGCACATTCGGCTGGAGCGCTGTCCCTGATGCAATCAAGTTTGCGACTATCATTCAGGCTTCAAGATTGTTCAAACGCCTTGAGTCCCCGCTAGGTGTTGCAGGTGTATCAGATATCGGCATTATGCGTGTTGGAGCTAACATTGATGGCGATGTTGCGCAACTAATCAACCCGTTCAGGCTTCTTAGAACAGGTGCGTAATGAGCATTAGTGCGCTTAGAACCGCTTTAGGTAATAACCTGAAAACTATTACGGGGCTTAGGGTTGTTGAAACTTTACCTGATTTGGTGAACCCGCCTATGGCAATGATTGGGTTAGATTCGATAACTTACAATCGCCAAAATAATCGTTCAATGAGCGAATACACGTTCAAGGTTACTGTTGTTTTGGGTAGGGTATCTGAGCGCACTGCTCAGGCTTCTCTAGATGTTTTGGTTGCACCAGGTTCAGGTTCAGTCAAGTATGCGCTCGAATCAGATCGCACTTTAGGTGGCAATGCTTTTGAAGTGTTTGTTGCTGAACTGGGTGCATATGGGGCGGTATCTATAAATGGAATAGACTATTTGAGTGCTGAGTTTTCAGTTCAAGTATTCGCAAGTTAAGGATAAATAATGGCAATTTTTGTCGCAACAGATTTCAGCGTTAGCATCAACGGATCTACCGCGTTAGCTTCTTACTTGACTCAGGTTGAGTTGAAGACCACCGCTAACGACATCACTACAACCGCTTTTGGTAGCACTTGGGTTACCCGCGTTGCAGGTTTGAAGGAAGGTTCTCTAACACTTCAGTTCAATCAGGATTACGCTGCTTCCGCTGTTGATGCAGTTCTATGGCCACTACTAGGAACTAACGCAACTGTTGTAATCAAGCCAACAAGCACTGCTGTTTCAGCAACTAACCCTGCTTACACCGCAATCTGTCTTGTAACTGATTACACCCCAATTTCTGGAAACATTGGGGACTTATCTACCTTCAGCATTACGCTACCTACAACAGGAACAGTGTCCCGCGCGACAGCCTAAGTTTTAGGTTAGGGTTATTGTATGAATGAAATAACCCTTACAATCAACTTTGTTGATGGAACATCACTTGAAGTGAACACTGCTGCTGGCGATCTAGTCAAATGGGAAGCCCACTTTGATTTAGGTATAGACAAGCTCGAAAAAGTCACTCACCTTCTTTACCTTGCATGGTTGGCTGTTACACGCCTAAAGAAAACTGGTGAAGGTTTTGATGGCTGGATTGACCTTGTTTCTAAAGTTGAGGTTGCAGACCCAAAAGCCTAAAACCTTTAGGCGTTGATTCGCATCATTGGCTGATTGCTAATCTTGCTGTTGCAACAGGTATCGCCCCTAGTGTTCTAATGGAAGAAACGGATCGTATGTTGAATACGATGTTATTTGCGATTAGGTATCAAAGGGGCGGTAATGGCTGAAGATGTTGTTTTTGATGCTAAACCTATTTTGCGGGCGTTGAACGAACTTGAACCAGGTTTGCGCACCCAGATGCTTCGCGATATGAAAGACATCACTAAACCTATGGTTAGTGAAATTAGAAGCGTTATCCCTAAAACTTCCCCTATGTCTGGTATGAGTGAAACTAAAGTTGCGCGTGGCAGTGGTGGTTTGAACAGCGATAAAACAGGGCGTTTGAATTGGGAAGCAGGTAAATACAAGAACCGTGTTATAGCTCCCGATAACGTTATTCCTAGACTTACTTCAGGTAGATCACGCAAGGTTTCAGTAACGAGTTTGTTTGGTGTTTGGTTGCGTTCTCCAGGTGTGGCGATGGTTGCTACTGCGGGTAAAGGTTCAGGAAAACCTAGAGCTAATGTTTCACGCGAATACAGTTACAAGGGTGGCAAGCGCAGGCACACTTTGAACGGTCAAGGTGCAGCACTTATTCGTAGAGTAAAAACTACTGGTTTATACAACTTCTTTTATATTGCTGCGGGCAAGAAAATACCTGATACTCAACAACGGGTAAAATTAGTTTGGGAAACCTATTCAGCCAAAGTAAACAGGAAGCTCTAATTTATGTCCGTTCTAATAAAACTTTTATCTAAGTTTGATGATTCAGGTATAAAGAAAGCCAAAGGTTCTTTTGGTGGTTTGAAGAAAACTATTGGTGCTATTGGTATTGGTATTGGTATAAGCCAGATCACTGATTTGTTGATGGAAAGCGCTAAGGCTGCTTCAGCAGATAAAAAATCAACTGAATTGTTGAACACTCAGTTGGTTCGTAACGCTGGTGCTACTAAAGCACAAATCAAACAGTCAGATAAGTTCATTGAAAAACTTTCCTTGCAAACAGGGATTATGGATGATGACTTGCGCCCTTCTATGGGTAAGTTTGTGCGAGTTACTAAAGATGTTGATAAAGCTCAACAACTTCTTACTTTGTCTTTGGATGCTTCGGCAACAACAGGTAAGCCCTTAGAAAAGGTCTCAAATGCAATTTCGCAAGCTTTTGTAGGTAATAAAACTCAGTTAGTAAAACTTTTTCCTGTTCTAAAAACAAGCAAGGATTTGTTTGGTGATTTAGAAAAAATTGTTGGTGGGGCAGCAATTCAGCAAGCAGATCCGTTCAGCAAGTTCAACAACAGCATGGACATTCTAAAAGAAAAACTTGGTAACGCTATTCTTCCTTTGATTGAAGATTTTGTTGCAGAAATAACTAAACCTGGTGGACTTGTTGAGCAGGTTGGTAAGTTCCTTGAAG